ACCTTCCATAACGAAACGTCCTGAACCTGAATCTCGGCTTCGAGCTTTAGCGTCCGCGGCTAATACCGGATGAATCGCATAGCCTAATGATCCTTGGTAGGCGTTTGCGCTCATTACATCACCCTGCATCGCCATAGCGTTCGCCCATGAAAACTGATCTGCGGTAATTAATGTGATTCCGACTCCAGCTGTATTACAAATACCTGCGGGATCGTTGCTTTCGCCTAATGAAACCAAACATGCTTCATCAAGAGCGACGGCGGTTGATAAGGAAATCTCTTCTCTTACCAATCGCTCAACATCCATTGAACTTTGCAAACGAAGCTGGCGTGACAAATCCACGCGCAAGGCGTAGGTTTTTGCACTCAAACTTAGCTGATCGTAGCTAGGCGTTACGTCTGCTGCATCCGCACTCTCTGCAATCCATCCGCCAGTAATTGCGGCATCGCGTCTAGGAATCTTGATAATTCCATCAAGGTTACGCAGGACTCTTGCGCCCATTGAGACAGTAATCATATTATTATCGAGGAACTCGATAAAACTAGATCCGTCTAAAATGGTCGGAACTAAGTTTGCGCCATCACCGGAACCCGCTAAAAGCTCGCGCTTATTAAAGGTTGTTCGATTTGACAGACTTCGCTCGTGCAAAACTTCATTAGGGATATAAACTCCACGCGCTTCACGATGCTGCTTTTTTTCCTGCGCTCTGCAAGCTTCTAGCTCAAACGACGCATTATTCTGAGCTGTTTGATCATGCGGTCGCGCAAGTGCGTTGACCAAACGAAGGAAAGAGAAATCGCTGGTTTCCTTTTTTGTTAATCCAACGTCGTAATGCTGCTTTGGGCGATTCTTAATTCGCTCTAAAACGCTAGACGCAAACTCGCCAACGCTTTTTCCTTCTTTAATAAACTCTTCTGCAAGCTCGGTTTCGTTATGCTCGCGTCCATAAGCTTCAATTTCGCGGATACGCTTTTGCTCCGCTTGTCCAGCTTCTTTTATTGCCGCTTCCATATCTATGGCGCGTTCTTGAACTTCAACTTCCATTTTTTTTTCTGGTTTTTTGGGTAATTCGATTATTTCGGTTTGAACCCGTGTATTTCTCTCGCGTGATATTCCAACCGAAATATCGGCGGGAACAGTAACGATTGAGATTTCGTGAGGTTCAAAATCGGTTACTCGATATTCGGGCGGATTGTCTTTCGTTTGTTCCATCCGATGCACCGCGTATCCGACCGAGACGTTTTGTAAGATTCCATCCATGACATCCTGAAAAACCTCGTTTGCTCGTTCCGAGTTTCCAAATCGAATTGAAGCTCTACCGATTTTTTCTTCTATCCTGGCATTTTCCACGACTCCGACGGGTTGGTCGATATCGTGATTAAATAAGACCGGAGCCGAATTGTTCAACCGTCCAAGTCGAACCGATTCGGGTTTATGGTCTAAGATTTCCGCGCCGAAACTCCGTTCCACCGGAGCCTCGGACGAAAAGGAAATATCTAGTGTCCGCGAGTCCTTATTCGCGGTCGATTCTTTGACTTCTAAGATTCGGGTTAAAATACCCGTTTCAATTTTCTTCGTTTGTTCCATTTTCGACCTCGATGGTTTCAGTAGGTGCGGGATTTACCGGACCTGTTAAGTTCAAACCGAGTCCCTCGGCAACGTCTTTTTCTGCGGCAAGCTCGGCAAAAATATCGGTCCATTCTTCACCCGCTTCGCTGGTAATCTTACCGATTGATGTTACGCCCATTTGAAGTGCTAATTCTTTTGCTTTTAATTCCTTAAGCGGATCGACGTAAGACCAACCGCGACCATGAAAAACGACCTCCTCAAACTTGAACAGTTTGCTCATTGGTAAATTAATTTGACCCGTCGTTATTCCCATTATCAGCCAGTTGCGATAAACCGGATAACAGAATCGCGATATCATGAATTGCTGCAACGTTTTCCAATGCGCTTGATCCTCTTGGACACCTGCGCGTATTGATGAGTAATTAACGTTTTCAAGATCGTTTGCGAGTGCGTTGTAGGAAACTCCGCATCCGTTTGCGGCTCCGCGTAGAATCGCCTTTATGAAATCGGAAAACGCAGTCGTTGGATGTTTAGGATCAAACGCCTCAAAATCCATCCCGCTCGGTAATTGCTGAAACGTTCCAGGCTGGAAATCAGTTAATAGATTTCCTGCCTCGTCCTCGCCGTCTCCGACATATCCCGCACCGTCTGGCGATTTGAAAAAGCCCATCGATGATGATCCGATTCGACTAGCGACAAGCTCGCTTTCGGTGTAATCGTTCAGCATTTGGAGCGGTCTAATCGCGGTATTAAGCCACGGTATTCCTCGACTTTGCGATGGGCGTTCTTGAATGTACAAATGAATCATATCGGAAGCAGGAACGCGTTCCGTTTTTACATCATAAGAATAATCGTATAACTGATTCGGCGTTTTGATCGCTTGATAATAGGCGAGCGGTTTTCCAAATTTGTTCTGCTCAACTCCCATGATGATATATTGTTCATCTTTGAGCTTTATATTGTGATCAATTGGAATCGAATCGCCTTCCAAAACCCAAAGCGAAAAGCCGAAAGGGTTATCAGCCCCGCCTTTCATCATTCGGATAAATACCTCGCCGTCACGCGCCAGCGTTTCCATAACCACGTTCTGAACGCCTATCCAATCTAAACGCCCATCGATGGAAACGTATTCTGGATTTTTTGACCATTCGAAAAACAAGCGTTCAAGATAATTATTATCAATCTTGTCCAATTGGCCTTGCTCGTTTCGAGTCTTTGCCTGGAACTTAAAACCGCGTGATCCAATGACGTTTGCCTTAGTTAAATTGATGAATTTTTTTGCGTATTCGGAATTTTGGCAAAGCGATCTTGTCCGCGCCCGCATCGTCGAAAGCGATCCGCGCAATTCTTCGTCTGGCGTTGCGCTTGTTCCGGTCCATCCTGCGAAAATATTGTCAAACTTTGCAGAATCAAATTGACGCGATAAGTGAAGCATTTGGTCCCGCGTTATTTTCTTACGCGACTTCTTTTTTTTGAATATGTTTAAGAGTCCCATTAGTTCGTGAAGCGCGTTAAGATTATGCCATTATGACCTTTGCCCTTTTTGGCGCGTTCAAGACGCTTTTCTTTTAACCATTCGGCTTTGTATCGGTCGCGGAAAAGGAGTAATTCGTCAATGCTCATGCGCGATAGGCTTCGCCCTGCAATCGAATAACTTGACTGATCGACAGAAGCGCGTCCCTCGATAACTGCTTCAATCGCGGTTAATACCTTCCGCGCATGGCTTTGCGGATCGTTCGAGGTATCGGTCGATATGTTTTGAACGACTTCCCATTCGCCTGATTCGAGGCGTATCCGTTCCGAGGATGAGCTTTTCGTGACGTAGAGATTCCACTGGTAAATGCCGATAGTAAAACTGGCAGTCGTCCCATGCGCGATTGAAAAAACCCATTCACCACTTGAGTCCGATCCGGTTACCGTAAAATTCGTCGATGCGGCTCCGTTTAGGGTCGCTTTGTACGCCATTGCATAACCGCTCGATGGATAGTCATCGACGTATCCCGTTTTTTTCCAGTTCACGGTATCGCCTGCGACGATTGGCGAATCGTAAAGCGCCAACGTCGGCTCGGTTGTCGGATAATTCGTAGAATCGAATAAATTACTCAAAATCGCCTTTTATGTGATACCCCAGAAACCCAGGATCTTTTATTCCTGGTTTTCTGTTTCGGGTCCTGTTTGCGTTGGTCTTGTAATCGTTTTTGTACCGCATTCGTGTTGACGTTCAGCATTGCAAAAGCCGCAAGGTTCAAAACCGCTAAATCAAGCGCTTCGTTCCTTGGTCTAAGCTTAATATATTCAATTCGCGGAATTCCTTTTGAATATCTTTTAACGGCCTTTTCAGCCGTAAGTTGGTAGCAGAATTCCTCGTCGAAATGTTCTGGAATGTGCCAGAATGCCGGTCCTGGTTCTTTGACTCGCAATCTTGCGAATAAGACTTCTTTAAGCGTGTTGGTTCCAATCGGAAATACGTTGCAATTTGCGCTATTTGCTTTTGAAGGGCGTCCGACCGCAGGTCGGCCCGTACCTCCAACGCCTTTAGACGCGTTAACTCTTGAACCGACCATCCGTTTACAAAATCGATAAACCGCTTGCGTTTCATAACCGCTATCAATAAGCGTTTGTATGATCCGCATATCTTTGCCGCTTGGATGCGTCCACGAAGCGCGAAGATAATCAGCAAGTTCTTCCCATACTTGGTTATTAGCCGGAGAACCATAGAAAATCTTTTGATCGATAAAATACAATTCGTCTGCATGGGAATGACCCACAACCAAGCATTCAAGACGATCCGCCTGGACATCGACGCCGCTGGTGAGTACGAAAACGCCGTCTGGAATCGGATTAGCATACGCCTCGCGGCGCTCAATAAGCTCGTTCGTGTCAAGTTGCTCACTATCTTCTTCCCAAGATTCGCTCAAATAAGTATTGACCCATGTCCTTAGTATTTCAGGATGCTTTTTCGCGTTTACGAATTCGTTTGCGGCTTGTCCGAGCGTAACGAATGGCGAATAGAGTCCGGAGAGGTGAAAGCCCGCCACCCCTGAACAATCCTCAGAAGCTCGCCATTCTCCTTTGGTGATTGCTCGTCTTCGCTCGATATCGGTCCATTTTGATTCACAAGATCCGCATTGGTACCTGGCGCTTTGTGTATCCCCGGAATCCCAAATGACATTTGACCAATCAAGAGTTTGAAATTCGCCGCACTCTCCGCAAGGAACGAAATAACGGCGTTGATCACTCGTTTCGTATGCTGCTTCGATTCGTGATTCACCTTTAATCGTTGGCGTAGATGTTAAAACTATTTTCCGATTCCAAAACGAAACGGCTCGACGTTTTGCAAGCGATACCGGATCGCCCTCGCTTCCGCTTGACGCGGGGAATCGATCCACTTCATCGAGTAGTACCAATCGGCATGAACGCGCCGCGAGGTTCGCTGGACTTTGCGCGGATGCTAAAGTTATGTGACCGCCAGGAAACGTCTTGTGTAAAATCGTATTTCCCGTCGATCTCGACTTCGGGTCGCTCACTAATTCCTTCAGCGCTGGCGTGTCTCGGATCATTGGCGCGATCCGGTCCCGACTCATCGACATCGCCATTGCTTCGTTCGGCATCACCGAGAGAATCGGACAAGGATCGTTTTGAATGTGATATCCGATCGCGTTGAGTATCGCTTCTGTCTTGCCCACTTGTGACGCACTCATTACCACGACTTCCTCGACTTCGGGATCGCTGATCGCATCCATGATTCCGCGGAGCGGTTCGTTTATCGATGTTTCCCATTGTCCAAACGCGCTTGATGATTCTCTTGAAAGTTGTCTTTCGGTATCGGCCCACTCGCTTATCGTCATTTCAGGCGGTGTTGCAAACACCTGAAACGTTTTCTCAACTATTTCGTCAAGAAGCCTTTGGTTCCGCTCTTCTGGCGTTTCGCCTTCTGGCGTTGGTTGCCAATTCGTTGAGTATTTTGTTGATTGCATTCTTTAATTGGTTCGTGACGATTTTAGGATCGTCTTGAACCGCTAAAATCGGACCCATCTTGTTCGGCAACGCGGTCATTTTTGTTTTGATTTTGGCGAATGATCGCTCCCATGTTTCGACGACGCTTTGCGTTTCGACCAACTGGCTCGCCATTGTGTCGGCGCTCATTTCCGCGAGCCGCGCATCCGCTTCCATTTTCTTGGTTCGCGCTTCCTCGAAATCGATTTTCTTCTGTCGCGATTGCGGTCGTCTTTGCCATACACGCTCCGCGACTTCTAATTCAAATTTGCCGTCAACGATTGGAAATCCGCTACTGCTTGCCCACTTGTGAACGTATTGGTTTGTGACGCCTTTGAACTTCGCAAACTGCGAAAACGTCACCCATTCGTTTTTAGTGTCTTTGCTCATTAGCTAAGTTACTGATTCCAATCAACTAATCTTTCGCGATTAATATCTAGCGATTAATCGCCCCTCCTCC